CCAAAATTCGCGAAGATGCTTGATCGCTTCAGATGGGGGAGTGGAGCAACTGCAACGCTGAAAGGCGTTGACTCTTGCTTAGACTCTAAGCTTTGTGAAAAGCAAATCAGTGTCACGAGAAAGGCATTGCCGTACTTACGTGCGGCTATGGCCACGGACTACGCTTGGTTGCGTGCACGTGGCATAGATGCGAGCGGTCCAACTTCCGTGCTGAACGACGAGTTTCTAGTCGTGCAAGGAAGCAGGGGCCTCACCGTGTCGAAAAACGCTAAAACGGACAGATTTATCGCAGCAGAGCCTACGGGAAATATCTTCCTACAGCTCGGCGTTGGGTCATATATCCGTAAATGCCTTAAGCGTTCTGGTATAGACCTAGATGATCAGACGATCAATCAGAGTCTCGCCCGTAGTGCATTGGATCTCGGTCTCGCGACTGTTGATCTGAAAGCAGCTTCGGATACCATTTCTTCGGCGATAGTTTGGCACCTATTGCCTCATTCCTGGGCCACTTTCCTCGATGCATTACGCAGCGAGAATGTGGTCATCGACGATGAGTTACGCCCCCTTGAGAAGTTTTCCTCAATGGGTAACGGATTCACCTTCGAACTCGAGTCGTTGATCTTCTGGGCTCTAACTGAGAGCCTGCGTGATCTACGATCCAATGGGAATGGACGCGTCTCTGTATATGGCGATGACATCATATGTCCCTCCGAGCTCTACGAAGAACTTCGAGAACTGCTCGACTACTGCGGCTTCACTACAAACGTGAAGAAAACGCATGCATCTGGCTTGTTTCGAGAATCCTGTGGAAAGCATTATTTTGGAGGAAAAGATGTTACGCCAATTTATCAGAAGAAAGTCCCTAGCACAAAAGCTGAAGCTTATCGTTTCCATAATCGTCTTCTGTACCATGCTGTTGACCGAGGATCATACGTTGGCTCAAGCCATGCGATCGCTGATCGCAGACTTCTAAGAGTTATACGTACTTCTCGGTCGGTTTTTCAACAGTGGGAGAAGGTTCATAGGATTCCGGTGATGCATGCCGATGTGCGAACGCTTGACGGGGGTGTTGTTTCTACCCTTGCACAAGCGAGAGATAGTGGCTGGCGGTGGGTCTCAGGGCGGCGAGCGTGGCGTTGTCAAACGCTTTGCTTCATGCCCGACAAGATACCCGCCATTCACGACGCGTATTACGCTCTAGCCCTTCGGGCGACGAGCGGTCGAGGCTCCGTACTGACCTTGAGCGAACCCTTCACAGGGAACGTGGCGGTCAGGAACGGTGGGAGGTACCGCACGCAAAAGCGGTTCTTTCCAGAATCTCG